CGAACTGCAGGGCCTCGTCGAAGATCGACCAGCAGGCCGGCGTCCCCTGAATGATCAGGCCGGTGGCCGGATCGTAGTTGCGCCGCCGGATCAGCTCGCCCTCGGTCTTGAACACATAGCGGTTGCCCTGGTTGTCGGTGAGCGGCCGGATCGGATCGAGGAAATTCGCCGGCAGCGGATAGCCCGCCTTCCCGGCGACCGAGACGATCGAGGTGTCGAGGGTCCGCATCTCGCGGACCCGCAGCCGGTCGTAGATGGCGGCCTGCGCCTCGGCCAGGATCCCGACCGGGTCGACCTTGGCGTAGTTGCAGAACCACGGGATCGAGCCGGCGACCGTCTTGGCCGAGGTGAGCGTGACGAAGTCCATCGGCTACTTCGGCAGCAGGCGCTTGGCGACCAGCTTGCGGTCGACCAGCTGCACCTCGAACACCAGGAACTCCACGGCGTCGCCGATCGACGGGCAGTCCCTCTGATAGCGCCCGCGGATCGCGCTGCGCACCGCGTCGTACAGATACTTGGCTTCACCCCGCAGCCAGGCGTCCAGGTTGACGTCGCCGCAATCGGCTGCCTGCTCCTCGTCTCCAGGCTCCGCGGCGCCGCCGGCGCCGGCGGGTAGATCCCGCGGCGCGAGCCGGGCCGACTTCCGGGCCAGGCGCTCGGCCTTGGCGCGCTGCTCGTCGGTCAGCCTGGCCGCGACCAGCCTGCCGTGGGCGTCGAACGGCAGGCCTTCCTGATGAAAGTGCACGCCGTCGTCGATCACGCCGTGGACGGTGCCGTGCGGCCTGGATCGATCGAGCGTGACGGTTTGATTCGCCATGTCGGTGTCTCGCTGTTGGTCAAAGGAGGCGGGGCCGTCCCGTGGGATGGCCCCGTGGAACGCGGATCAGTGGTCGGGCCACTTCCAGCCGCTGCGCTTGCCGCCGGTCGGCTGGTTGTCGGCCACCACCGAGGCGCCCTTCAGGCTGTGCTCGAGGTAATCCGGGCCACCGCGGAAGCCGGCGGTGCCCTGCTCGTTGGGCATCGACATGTCGCTGGTGTCGAGCGGGAAGGCGCGCTTCACGGTCTGGCCGTGCCCAATCTTCTCGTCGACGATGCCCGACGATTCGTGGAGCTTCGGGTTGCCCTTGCCGGTCCCGGTGTCGGTGCCGGCTTCGACCGAGGCGTCGGTAAACTTTCCAAACTTGCCTGCCATTGTCAGATTCTCCTGTCTCGAGTAGCGAATTCGGGCGCGCGCCACGGCCTCATTGAAGCGGGAAATTTTCCGAGGCCGAGACCAAGGCCGGCGCCCGGTTTCCGCGGCGCGCGCCTTTCACAGCAGCCAGTCGCGCGGGTGTTCCCTCACCGGGACGCCGCCGACCGATGGACGTGTGCCGCTCTCGCGATCGGCGGTGGAAAGCGCGGTGTAGCCGTCGCGGCCCGCGTCACCCGAGGCCGAGCTCGTCTCGTTCGGCGGCAGCGGTTCGACCGGCTCGAGCCGGACCGGCACGTTGCGTCTGAGAATCCCGAACACTTTTTTCGACCTCCTCTGTCTGGTCCGCCGTCAGTACCAGCGGATCTTGATCATCACGTCGGCCTGGCCCGCCGGCGTGCCGCCGGTCCCCGCCTTGAGCGTCACCACGATCGGGGTGTTGGCCGGGCTCAGCGCGGTCTCGAGCGCGACGTGGCCGGGAAAGTCGTTGAGCGCCGGCGGCTGCACCTGCCGGACCAGGCTTTCCTGGGTGGCGCGGTGCACGCCGGCGCCGTAGCCGACGGTGCCGGCCGCGGTGCCGAGCCGGTAGCGCGCATAGCTCGCATCGCCCGCCGAGGTGCCGACGTCGATCTCCGGCACCGTGGTGGTGCCCACCATGGCGGTGGTGACGTCCGCCATGATGTCGACGACCTCGCCCTGCTTGCCCCACGGGCCGACAATGTTGTGGGTGATGGTCGCGGCGCCGAACGCCTGGGCCGGGTACCAGTAGGTCTCCTCGTTGGGGACATCGTTGTAGAAAGGCATGTCTGCTCTCCAAATGACGACGGGCCGCGCGCTAAGGGACGGCCCGCGCCGTGGAAGGATGGTGGATGGAACTACGCCGCGGTCACGCGGCGCTGTCCCACTTGACGATGCGCCCGTTCGTTGCATCCGGATGGACGAGGCCGAAGCCGCCGAGGTAGTACCAGGCGATGCCCTTGGAGCGGCCGTAGTCGCCGGGAATTTTCGCGCGGATCTCCTCGGGAATGCAGATCGCCTCGGTCACCGTGTCGCCGCCCATGAAGAACGCCCAGGACGACAGGCCGTTGGTCCACGGCTGCGCGGTCTGGGTCCACACGTTGTATGTGGTGGCGTTGGCGGCGCCGCCCTTGGGGAGGAACGACTGCTCGATGAACCGCGTCGACTCGTAGCGTCCGACCTCGCCGTTGAAGATGAAGGCGATGCCGGTTTCGGTGTACTGGTGGATGCTTTCCAGCTGGTTCTTGAAGTTGCGGAACGTGCTCGGGTGGCTGACGCAGACATAGTCGTCGGCGATGTAGGGCGGAATGTAGTTTTCCTTCATCGCGTCGACGATCGCCTTGACGTGACCGGTTCCGAACGCCACGTTGTTGGTCTGCGACGCGACGCCGCCGGTGTCCAGCGTGATGCTGGTGGTCGACGTCGCTGAGCTCGCCCGCAGCGCACAGGCGTTGAACTGGTTGAACGCCGAGATGTCGAAGTACTTCCTCGCGTCGTCCTTCAGGGTCTTGTCGAGGATCGACACCACGTCGTGCTTGGCGAGGTCGCTGAGCTTGCCGGTGTAGGGCACCGAATTTCCGGCTTCTCCCACGGTGAGCGAGCGCTGCGCCACCGTGAAACTCGTCTCCGGCATCGGGTCGGTTTCCGAGAGGTTGCCGCCCTGCGTCGCGACGTTGCTGTAGACGTTCCAGAAGTAGCGATCGCCGCGGTTCAGGCCCTTGTTGGAGCCGTCCTGCGCGTCGCACAGCTGACGGAATTTGGTCAGCGGCTGCACCTGCTGGCGGAGGACATCCGACAGCTCGTTCGAGTACATGTAGCCGCCCTCGGCGGATACGGCCCAGATCTGTCCGGACATTGGTTTGCTCCTGACTGCGTCAGGCCGTGACCTGGCCCCTCGCTCTCCGCATCGCCATGACGGCGGCGGATCGGTCCCCGCCAGGCGTGGCCTGGGGGGCGGGCTGGGCGATCGGCGCTGACGCGCGCGTGGGTTGGACCGGCACGTTGGCCCGCCGCTGCGTCCGGTCGGGCGAGAGCTCGACGCGGGGGGCGGTGGGGCGCGGCGCCGGCTGCGGTTGATCTCCCGCCGGGACGAAGTGCCCGGGGGCTTGCGCCGGGCTCGGGCGTGGTCCGCCGCGCCACTGCGTGAATCGGGTCTTCGCGGTTTCGAAGATCTCTCCGATGTCGCGCACCGGCTTGCCCTGGACGCGCGCCTGCATGTGCCAGTCGGCAATCTCGGCGGCGGTCCTGGGCATCTGGTCGTCGGGCACGCCGATCGCCTTCAGATCCGCGACGTACTGCCGGTTCACCTCACTCGTGATGACGGCCGGCGCGTAGCGATCGGCGGCAAGATCGGGGTTGGCGGCCTGAAACTGGGCAAGCGACCTGATGCGATGCGAGCGTTCGCTGCCGAAGCGCTCGCGGGTCAAAGCCTCCTGCGCCGCCGCCCGGGCATCGGCAGCGATGGTCTGTCGCAGCCGGTCCCGTGCGGCGTTGGGGTCGCCGTATTGCAGGTCATGCACCAGCTGCGCATAGGCGTCGTCCTGGTTGGGATCGGCGCCGTCGTCGGGCGGTGCAGGCCTGCGCTGCGGACCGTCACCGGCCTGGTCGGGCCGGGACGCGGTGCTCCGCGACACCGCATCCTTGATCTCCTTGGCGGTCTCCAAAATGTTGCCGGCGGCGAGCGATTTCTGCGCCTCGGCGCGTAACTGCTCGGGGGTCAGCCACATCTCGACGCCGTGCACCACGACCTTCTCGCGGCCCTGTGGCGCGGCCGGCTGCTGAACGGGTGCCGGTGCCGGCTGAACAACCGTCGGCGCTGGCGGAATGATCTGGTCGGCCGGGATGCCGGGCTCCGGTCCCTCGACCGGTGCGGTGTCGCGGGCTTCAACCGCCGGCGTCCCATAAGGTCCGTAGCTCTGGCTCGGGTCGCGATAGTCGCCATGGAAATCGATACCCTCGCTGCGACCCGCCTTGAACCGCGCCGCGATCCGGGCGCGCATCTTGTCGCCGGCCGTGACGCGCTCGAGCGGCGCGGGCTCCGGGCCGGGTTCCGGCTGGGCCTGCCTCGGCGCCGCGGATGCGGCGATCCACGACATCGATCAGAACGTTGCCGCGCTCATCATCCGGATGGATCAGGAGGTGGAGGCAGGCCGGGCCTTTCAAGGCCTGATTTTGCTTCTGATCACT